CTGCAAAAATTTTAAATTCTTTTCTAAAAACTAAACTTCCACTCAGTCAGGTACGTGACTTGATATATAATCAAGATGTTTTTGTTATAGGAGCTGGACCAACGCTCTCATCTTCTATCCCAATATTAAAAAAATATAATTCTGCTACAAAAATTGTTGCTGATGGAGCTGTAAAAGTGTTAATTGACAATAAAATCAATACAGATATTTTAGTCAGTGATGGAAGAATAGACGGTGACTAAGAAAAATCTGACAATAAATCAAGGAACAGATTACTCGCAGACTTTCTGGGCTGGTACGAATTCGTCTGGAAAAATTGTCGTGACTGACAATCAACAATCTACTCCTTTGAATCTTACTGGATATACAGCCAACTCTCAGTTCAGAAAACACTATACATCAAATACTGCCACACTGTTAGGCGTTACGTTTGGTGCACGAGCGAACGGAGAGTTTGCACTTTCACTTAGCAGAATCGTTTCTGCTAATACAATAGCACAGCGATACGTGTATGATGTTGAGATGACAGATTCAGCAAATACCCGCATTCGCATTCTTGAGGGCGAAGTAACTATTACGCCAGAGGTCACTAAAATCTAAGGACCATTTCATGAAAGAAAATATTATGCTAGCTGTGTTTGGCGATTCATTCGTTGCTGAAGAGACTTACCAAAATAACAGCGGTGAAACTTGGCCAAACATTTTAAAAGGTTGCTCATTAAGCACCGTCGATGAAGTTGTTCAATACGCAGCAGGCGGAGCAGTTTCTGGCAGAGAATACGGCTACGCGCTAAACGGACAAACTCTACCTACGCCGGGACTGTTAACACAAGTCGATGAGTTCGTAGATTCTATAAACAATCAAACACAGTCTTTACCCAACCGCATTACTATTCATGTAGGAACGAATGATATTGTAATCGGTTCTGGCCTTTATCCATTTATCGGAAATGACGGCAACACAATGGATGCTTCAGACGAATCTAAAAACACTCGCGCAGCCTTTCCGATAAGTGATATTGATTTCGCTACGATGCTAATGAACAACTACACTGCCGGCAATATTACCTCAGCTTATATACGACTAAAACAATATGCACCAGTAATTGTTGTAGGACCTGTTGATGTGTCTCTGTCAGGATTAGCTCTAACTTTTAGTGAGTATCAACAAGAAGTGGCAAAAACTGCATCGTATACTTTAGAAGCAGCATTGAAGTTGGCCATATCTTCAAACGATTACGTTTCAGTCATAGACAATCACTCTCTTACACTACTAGATGAGATACATCCAAACTACAAGTGGCACAGAACAGTAGCGGGTTTAGTAGCGACTTTATAAAGCCATTTATATAAATAGTTGCATACTAGTATTTTTATGGGACTATTTCATGGCAACTCCAACAACAAGAGAAGAATTTAAGCAGTTTTGCCTACGCAAGCTTGGTAAGCCCGTAATTGAGATAAACGTAGACGATGATCAAGCCGAGGATCGCATAGATGAGGCGCTTAAGTTCTATCAAGACTATCACTACGACGGCTCTCATAGAACCTTCTTAAAACATCAAATTACTGCCGCTGATATTTCGAACGAATATGTTCCTATTTCTGATGATATTATTGGCGTTATCAATGTGTTTCCGATTGGCGTCGGTCTTAACACAAACAACCTCTTCAATCTAAGATACCAAATTACTCTTAACGAAATCGTTAATTGGACGAGCACCCGCTTGCACAATTACACGATGTCGATGCAACGAATCGCTCTCATGGAAGAGCTTCTTGTTGGCAAGCAGCCACTTCGTTTCAACAGACATATGGACAGAATGTATCTTGACGTAGATTGGGAATTCAGAATGACAGAAAACGAATACATTATTATCGAAGCATATCAAGGACTCGATCCAGAGACATATGGAGACATTTGGAAAGACTGGTGGTTGCAGAATTACGCCACGGCACTAATTAAAAAGCAATGGGGATCAAATCTGTCTAAGTTTGAAAATATGCAGATGCCCGGCGGCGTAATCTTCAACGGACAAAAAATCTGGGAAGAAGCAAATGAGGATGTTAGAAGATTAGAAGATGAAGTTATTGAAAAATATAGTATGCCGGCAATGGACATGATTTCGTAGAATGAAACACAAACATCACATAATCCCCAGACACATGGGCGGAACAGATGATTCGTCCAATCTTGTTGAGTTAACTATTGAAGAACATGCAGAGGCACATCGCGTGTTATATGAGAAACACAATAAGCTAGAAGACTACCTCGCATGGCAGGGACTATCTGGTCAGATCGGAAAGGAAGAAATTCTTAAAGAGGTGTGTTCTATGAAAGGAGAAAGAAATCCTATGTTTGGCAAAACGGGCGAAAATAGTCCAATTTATGGACTGAAAAGAACACAGGAAATAAAAGATAAAATATCAAAATCATTAAAATCTTACTCCAAAAATAGAAAGAAATCCCACGATAGAAATTTAAGACTTTCACTATATAACGAAAATACTAATAAGAAACGTGTCAATAATATTGCTAGGAGTTGGAAAATTACGTTTGAAGATAACACGCACACAACAATACATAATTTAGCCGCGTGGTGCAGAGAAAATAATATTAGTAAAAGCTCAATATGTTGTGCTTATAAGGATAAAAGATCATATAAAGGAATGTTTTTCGAGAAGGTTTAATGACAACTAATTTTTACGTTAACAATTTCAATCAATCTCAAGAGCAAAATCTTCTTGAGGATTTGATAATTGAAAGTATCAAGTTTTACGGTATAGACGTTTTGTATATGCCGCGAACACTTGTGAAAGAAGATAATCTATTCGGAGAAGATGTTCTATCTACATTCGATACTGCTTATCCCGTAGAAATGTATATCAAGTCAGCAGACGGATTTGAAGGCGACGGTGAGTTTCTAAGCAAGTTCGGAATAGAAATACGCGACGAAGTTATTCTTACAGTTGCCAGACGCAGATACTTTGAAGAAATAACTAGCGACGATAGAACGCCTGTTAACGAAACTCCCGGTATAGAAAGACCAGCAGAAGGCGACTTGATCTATTTTCCACTGAACGGCCACATCTTTGAAGTCAAGTACGTCGAACACGAAGCGATGTTCTATCCGCTTGGTTCGCTTCAAGTCTATGACCTTCGCTGTGAATTGTTCGAATACAGCCACGAGCAGTTCAACACAGACATTGACGTTATCGATAACATCGAAGAAGTATTTTCTGGCAATAGCCTCGATTTTCAATTGCTTGCTGAAAATGGCGATACAATGACAATGGAAGACGGCGCTCTAATAATTAACGAGAACTATAGAATAGAAGACACAGACGCAGCAGCTAATAACGAATTCTTTGATAGTGAGCGCGCACGCATAGACTTCATAGACTTCAGCGAAATCAATCCTTTCAGTGAGAGTGGTACTTGGTAATGTTTGGACACGACTACTATCATGGAGTAATACGCAAATATATCATCATGTTTGGAAACATGTTCAACGATATTGATGTAACTCGTTTCGATAATGCAGGAAACGCAGAACAAATCATCCGTGTTCCTATAGCTTATGGTCCTAAAGAAAAGTATCTATCGCGCATAAGACAAATTCCTCAAGACGACAGAGACATTGCCATTCAGCTTCCGCGTTTGGCATTTGAAATGTTAAACGTGTCACCAGTAACCAATCGTGGTGTTAACAAGTTGAATAGAAACGTTTCATGTGCAAGTCCCGACGCTACAAATTCTTTCGCCACTCAGTTCGCTCCGGTTCCTGTTGATATAGAAATGGCACTCTACGGAATGTTTACATTCAACGAGGACGCAGTTCAAGTTACAGAGCAGATACTTCCTTTCTTTAGACCCGAGTTTACGCATAGCGTTAAGCTAGTCGATGCGATGGAACAGTACTATGACGTTCCTACTACATTTACCGGCATGTCAATTGAAGATACGTATGAAGCAGATTTTCAATCTCGCAGAGCAATCATATATACATATAACTTCAACATTAAAGGCTACATATTCGGTCCTACTACGAACAAAGGAATCATCAAGAGAGCGAATATTCATCTTGTTATTCCTACTGCCAACACAACACAGGGTGATGTAGTTACTGATCCTACAGAAGGACCAAATGTCGCGATCAGAGTACAGCCGGGCTTATTTGCGAACGGCTCACCAACAACAAATTCAGCATCTAGTGTATCCATTACAGAAATCGACGGTGATGATAATTATGGAATTGCTATCGATAAGTTTGAATATTTTGATGGTGAAGACAGACATAACCATTAACTGATATTTAAAGTGATATTAATCAATGAGATTTATTGTAGACAGTATTGTAGATAGCAGCAATTTAGAAACAAATGAAGTCTGTTCGATGAATAACGTGTTTGTTCTCGACGAAAGGAAAGTGATACAGAACGGCATATGTCAAGTGTTAGACTGGGGCGATTCTGTAGAATGCTCCAATACTGTTTGGTACATCAATGACGATAGCGTTTCAGAAGACGGATTTGATCATAGTGTTTATGATGTATGGGAACTGAGTGAAGGACTACCACCAACCGATGGCAAAAAATATCTTCTCCGTGTTCCTGACATTTCGTATTCAAAAGACTTGCAGTGGTTAAAGAATCATCACAACAATATAGTCTGGCGCAATAATGAGAATGTGACGAATGTTATCAATAGAACATCTGACAAGCTGTTTCTTGAAGCGTCTAATACTGCACTACTAATAATTGATGATACGTTTGATGAATATACCAGATCGAATCAACTCTACAAAAAGAATATAGAAGCGAAAGAACTATATGAAGATAGAATTGATCAGTTGGTACAGAATGTAGAATTTCTTGTAAAACATTATGGTGATATTGAAGACTCTAGCGAGTTAAGAGAGAAAGGGTGGTACACCGATGCCAAAAACAATCTTTACATTGTTGAAGAGGGCACGAAACGTCTTCTTACGCTTCAAGGCGAAATGGGTCCACAAGGAGATACGGGACCACAGGGTTTGCAAGGTGTTCAAGGCGACAGGGGTCTACAAGGTGAACAAGGACCACAAGGACATATCGGAGCGAAAGGAGATAAGGGCGATACTGGTCCACAAGGCGAGCGGGGTTTTCTTGGTGAAATCGGTCCTGCTGGTCCGCCGGGACCCAAGGGTCAACAGGGAGAACGAGGACTAATAGGAGAACAGGGTCCCGCTGGTCTAGACGGTCCCCGTGGAGCGCGTGGAGCGCGTGGTCCGAAAGGAAAGAAAGGCGCTGATGCTGATATGGCTCTAGTCGAGAAAGAGCTAAACGACAAGCTAGGAGCGATGGAGAAGCGTGTCAATGACATGATCAATCAGTTGAAACGCCATAGCGCTGTAGCAACATCTTCTGGCGGCGGCTCTGTAAATATTTTAGATAATGATGATGTTGAATTCAATTATCCACATCAATTAGCGAACAATGATATTTTGTATTTCAACAGTGACATGCAGAAATTTAGAGCGCTAAACATAGCGACAGTTATTAACAACATAAAAATTGAATTAGAGCTTCAACTAA